CAATAGTTTCATATCGTCATAGTCGTATAGTGTAATAATATCTTTCTCTCTATCTGTATCAATATACGACAGACAGTGTATCTTTGTTGCATCATCAAGAAGTCCGTTTGATTCTACATCAAATATTATCATGCTACGTTTCTCTCCCTTTCCCTTGTATCCTCTGTGAGGAGTGTTGTCTCAGGGTCATAGTATACACTACCTGCTCTGCCAAGTCTAGCAAAAGGTCTGTTCTTATCAACAATAAAATCTGTAGTATTCTGAACTGTAACATCCTCGTTCTCTACGTCCCTCTCTATCTTGATACAGATGATAGCTTCTTCCTCTAGAGATGACGCATACTTAGTGCGTCCATCATCATTGACCTGTGATATAAATACAACACCTATGTTCAACTCTTTGGAAAGCTGTGCCATTCTTGCACCAAGAGATGTGAGAACAGAGGTAGCACCGTCAACACCTGTCTGACTAAGATAGGCAAGTCTTTGAACGTGGTCAACAAATATATACTCTGCACCGTAAACGGTAGACGCAAGCCGTGTGTACTCCAATAGTTTGAGAGGGTCATCATGTGAACGCATCTCAAATACTATAGTGCGTTCTCCTTGCGTTGCTTCAAGAGCAGCTTTGACTACGTCTTCCTCAGACACATTGTTTTCCTGTGCATCGTCCTTTGTCCTGACGTTCACACCAAGATGGTAGGTAGCCATAGCACGATATGTTGTACTTCGCATTTCTTCCATGTGCAGGAGAGCAATCCTAGTGTCCGGATTCTTCAGCAATCCTGTCTCAAAGTAACGTATCACCTCAGTCTTACCTGTACCTCTAGGTGCTTTTAGGAACGTCAAGCCACCCTTTACTATACCACGAATTTTGTCATCAAGACCTGTGTGTCCTGTCGGAGTGTAGTCATAGGGATTCTCTGTGCGTATAGCCTGTGCTACTTCTTCATCGGAACAGAAGAAGTTGTCAGGTGAGTATCTCTGTGGCTTGAGAGCCGTCCACTTCAACTCTTCTATATCACCTGCCATAAGAAACTCATTAGCATCTTTATACTTTGACATAGGAACATAGTATAGCTTGGTGGGGAAAGATTCGTATAATCTTTCGGCACTCCTACGTCCTGCATCATCTAACTCACCTGCATATATAATCTCCTTGAAGGAGTTGAGATAGTTATAGTTCTGCTTTATAAACTTCTCACCGATAGACGCAGAGGGGAGTGACTTAACAAAGAACTTCTGACCTAATATCTGGTAGAGACTTGCTGCATCAAACTCCCCTTCGGTCACATAGAGTTTATTAGAGGAGTTAGAATTAAACTCAGGACCAAACAAGTGATTCATACCTACACCCTTGTCCTTTATCCAAGTCTTAGACTTATCATCAAAGGCTCTATACTTAACAGTGTGTGGGTACTTGTAAGCGTATCGCACAGGCTTACCATCTGCGTCTGTCTGTATTTGTATGCCATACAGCTTACAAACCTCAGGGTCTATCCCCCTGATGTCATCATAGGTGACACCCTTAACTTCTTTCATCATAATATTTTCTCTCCTCTTTAGTGGATAACTCTGCTTTGCCCAATCAAACACAGGTAGTTTGTGCTTGTTAGGGTAGGACTCACCACAACTGTGACAGAAGCCGTAGCCATCGTCATTCCAGTTGAATGCGTCTGAAGAACCACAGTCCTCAAAGGGACAGGCTTGGTGTGGATTGTCTGCCATCTACTTCTCCCATCTATAAAATATGTGTCTGTCTATTCGTGTGGTCTTTGTCTTTGTTTTTGCCCATGCAGGTCTGACGTATGTTGCATGATAGTGTGTAGCACCCTCTGTCACATCAAGCATTATTGTGCCTGACAATACAATAGATGCGTATTCTTTTGCATCCCACCACTCTTTACTATCAAAGTCAGGCTCATCTTTTTGACCATCACAATACCAGCTAAACTGACACTTATGCAGCACAGGTTTGTCTGTGCCTTTGTATGTGACAGCTTCGGTTATTACATCACACACATTGTCAGGAAATCTTTTATCCTCAACTCTGTTCATTACAACTTGTCCCACAGCAAGTTGTCCAAGCATAGATTGATTCTTTGCTTCATGGTACATATTGAGTGCCATGCACATTAACGCTGTCTCTAATATCATCCGTTTACTATCCCTGTTATGTCATAGTGTGCATATAATAACATACCACCTATGACAATTACAACAACTAAAAATACTATTATGTCTTGCAGTATTTCTTTTTTTGTTTTGCGTTGTTTTTTCATCACATTACTCTTATGAAAAACTCAGCACATCCGTTGAGTATAATAGTTATACCTATCAACATTACTATTGTCATTATCAAAGTTTGTCCTTCATTCATCACAGAAGTTCCTCATAAATTTACAGTTGTTAAATCGTTTACATACTCTCTCATGCTTTGCTGTTTCCCAACACTCTGCTTTTGGAAAATACTTTTTAGTAAATCTTTCAAACGTATCGTCCATCATCATCATTAGAACCACTGGTAAAACAAAGAAGCCTAGTACAATAACAGTAAAAGCAGGAAAAAATCCTTTGTTGTGATAAGGTTTATTCATCATATACCTTTCTTCTTATTCAAACCCTTTGGGTCATACTGCTCGTCTACAATCTCATCCGGCATGAATCGGCTGCCTGTGCCATCATCAAACCAGTTGTTCATGAACATAAGAACAATCATAAATATCATCACATAACTAAACCATTTTACAAACCAAATAAATAGTCCGTATGCTTGCTGTGCCTGTTCCAAGGCTTGTTGTTTTACATCGTCACTCATTTTCTCCTCATTTCTAGTGCAGACTTTGCTGTGTTAAAGTTATGTTTGTTGTAAGGGTTCAGGCTCTGCACGTTCCTATGCCCTGTTACAGACATGATTGCAAGCTGGTCAACACCACTGCGTATCAATTCTGTTATAGCTGTCTTTCTCAGGTCTCCCATCTGTAACTCTCTAGGAAGACCACATAGAGCCTTTACCTCATTCGCAAGGGCAGACACTTGGAAATGCTCAATGACGCTGTATGCACCGTCTGAGGGTCTCTGATAGGGTAATACATAATCTTGGAATCCCCAATCCTCTTTTTGTTGAGATAGAAGTTCATATAACTTACCTTCAATAGGTAGCTGCACCGTTGCACCACGCTTAGTTTGTTTGATTGTTACCATTTTATTGTCAAAGTCTATAGATGACCACTTTAATAATCGAATATCAACAGGTCTTTGTCCCCATTCGTAGCAAAGTAGGGCAAGTAGTCCAATATTTCTGTATTCAAACTTAGAAAAGGCTGTTTCAACGAACAACTCAACTTGTTCCTGTGTCCATACGACAGAACGTGGCTCATGTGACCTCTTTTTAACCATAGACATTGGGTTTTTGTCCATCAAACCAAGAGATATACAAAAGTTTATCAAGACAGAGAAGATTCTAGAGAGTTGATTAGCATTATCTACACTTACTTGCTTCACCCAAGTCTCATATAGTTCGGTGCAGTGTGTGGGTGTTAAGTATTTAAGTGTTATATCTCCTAATTCTCTGCCAAACATCTTTGTTACACATATTTTATTGAAGCCATAGGTGTATGTCTTCTGTGTGTGCAAAGATAACGAATTAAACTGACCTGTCTTGTAGTAGTGAGCAAGAACTTGACGTAAGTTACTATTAACATCTATGTTACCAGCTAATATCTTACCTTTTCTAAAGTCTTCGACTACTTTAATTAGTTTTGGTATTTCGTATCGTGCTGCTCTGCCATCTTGAAATGTTTTACTCTTAACGACACCGGATAACTTAGCGTCCTTTGGTGGTACAAATCGGTAGACAGTAGAGCCATCTTTAAGTTTTGTTTTTACCGTGTACTTCATCTTCTTCCTTTAGTTTTTCAATCATCTTGTTTATGTACCACTTGGCTTTCTCTAAGTCTTGAATAGGCTTACCTTTGTAATGCCATCTCCAAAGATATTTAAATGATGCACCCCAACAATACGCTATAAAAGCAGATACAATAGCACCGTACATCATTGACTTCATTGCATCTATACATTCGATACCACCCTTAGTGTAGTGGGAAGGATGATTAACCATGTCTTCCATCTGTTCTGCTTCCATCTGACATTCAAAACAAACACCTTTTTCATCTATGAAGTATGGTGGTTTTCCACTCTTACCACAATTTTTACAATAATCTTTATTCTTCTTCATCTTTACCTCTTTATAATTAACTTAAAGTAGAAGGAGTTAAAGTTAACTTTAAGTATTACATAAAGTATTATTATACAGTAATAATAAATTATGTCAACACTCTTCATCAGATTTATTTTCTTGCTGCATTTCTGCAACACCCTTGTATGCCTTGATAACATCACTAGAGAATAATTTCTTAATGTTTACAAGATACATCTTGGATGCGTTGTGGTCTCCACCACTTACCGTCTTGATAAAATCAAGTGAGTCAACTATTTTTCGCAGCGTTTCTGTTTTAAATACAAGTGTTGCATATATGTCACCATTAATACATAGATTGTGAAACCAATAGTCGGACTCTGTAGCGTTGATACCTGATGGTTTACCCCATGATTCGTACTCTACGGCTATGTTTCCTGTTCGTTGCCACATACCTTTCTCTGACTTGACCTCTATCTTTTTGTCTTTGAACATGGCTATAACTTCATCTTCCATGCCCAATCCAAAGTTTAAATCACCAGCAAAGTCAATGTCATACTTCTTTCTATCTTCTTTAGTGGGTCTTGTCATTCGATTTCTCCTGTGGTAAATCTTCTTTGAGTTGATAGTCTGTATACCATCCACCATGTCTATCCTTTGGTTGTTCAAACTCTAGTATGAATGATAGCTTGTGCATGAGAGACTCCAACTCACAAACATGTTCATAGTAGATGGGTATCTTCTCTGATGTATTACAGTTTAGTTCTCTCAGCATGTTAACGAATCTGAGTAGTTCTATTCTGTCTTTTGGGTCTATACTAATTGTTTTCATATCCATACTCCACTATTACTCCTGTGTTCCACTTCTTCATCTCCACCTCTGCCTGTTCTTTAGTTTCAAAGGTCTTGATAGGACTCTTATCTGTCCACATAGCACCACAACCCTGTCTAACATACTCCATGTCCTCCTCTTCAAAGGGTTGAAACATTACTGCATACTTCTTTACCAATGCCATACAACTCTCTCCTTTACTTCTTCTAGTGATAGGTCAGGCTCTATAGTATCGCCAACTATATTGCTGCCTAACACAAGTCCTTTATTGATTAAGTTAAACAGATGATTATTAAATAGAATACCTTTGAAAGACCACAGATGTTTCTTCTCTGCGTATAGTCCTTCTTCATCCACATATATACCATCGCCCTTTGGGGTAATGCCTACTATTTCAAATGTAGAACAATCTATTAGTTTATATATGTCTTTGTAATCGCCGGAATATTCTACCTCTGTTACTTCTTTCTTTTCAGGGTCTATCAGATATGCTTTCATTTTTCTAATCCAAAATATTGTTGAGCCTGTGCCGTTGTGAATATGTACTCTTTATCGTTGTGTAAGTTCTGCACGATATAGGGTCTTGTCTTGGCTGTTCTTCTGTAACCAATCAGGGAGTACCTCTCTCCTCGCATCTCTCCAATCTTGGATACGTCTATCTTGTCCATCTCTGCGAATGTCCTAAGGTCTCGCTGCTCCCTACTCTCTGCACCCTTTATCCTAAGATTTAACTTGTATGTTACTTCTGTATCATCAAAAGATGCGTTGCCTACAGTTACTTCAAACTCATTCATGTTTTTTAATAAATGACTTTGTAATGTTTCCCTAAGGTCTTTTACTATTTGTCTATTCAATTTCATAATCCTAACTCCCTTAATTCATCTACTGATATGATTGTTTTCTTGTTTAGCTGGTCTACGCATTCTTCTGCATCCTTGATGGAATAGAAAACTGCATACTCTTGTGAGCCGTCTGTCACTTGATACTCTGTGACTTCTGCACTCAGTTTTACTTCTTTAATTCTCCACATTTGTTATGGTCTCCTCTGTTATTCCTGTTGGAAAATCTCTATCAAAATAGAAATTCATAATGTTTAACACCTCGTCTCTAATATTCTCGTTTTGAATCTCCTTCCCTCTTCTAGATGGTACATGAGACATACTTATTTCTGCTCGTATGGAATCATTTAACCTTCTGTTTAATGACACCCATACGTCCTTCGGTAATTTTACTTTTTTCATTTTCTTAATCCTATTATTAAGTCCCATACAGAAAACACTATAATGCCTACTGCTGCAACTATTATTGATGAAACAATTATCTCCATTACTTACTCTCCATTTTTAAATTTTCTAATTCTAACTGCTCTTCTATGTGCCACTCTGCAATCTCCAAACAATAATCAAGATGCGATGCTGTGGTTGTATTATCACATATGTCTAAATAATTATCTAGATAATCTTTTGCCCATACATTAATAAGCCTTTTTATACTTATCTTATGGTCTAGTGGTAGTTCGTTTTTAAATGTAATCATCTTATCTCCTCTCAAAATAGATAATTAAAAGTTACGTCTAGTATATAGCATACCGTCACCAATGCAAGGAATATTTTAAACTCTCTACTCATAGCTAAAAATCCTTGGCTTATCGTTACCCTTCTTTATTAGTCTTGC